AGACGATACAGTGCCTAATCGCTTGTTGGGGCGAGGTACAGTGGAAAAAGCCTTCAATATGCAGAAAGCTATTGATGCTCAGACTCGTGCTCACTTGGATTCACTTGCTTTGACCACTGCCCCAATGGTTGCTATGGATGCAACAAGACTGCCTCGTGGCATGAAGTTTGAGATCAAGGCTGGTAAAGCCATTCTCACCAATGGCAATCCCAATGAAATCCTCTATCCCTTCAAGTTTGGTCAGAGTGACCCAAATAACCTAGCAACTGCCAAAGACTTTGAGCGAATGTTGCTACAAGCTACTGGTACGCTTGACTCAAATGGCATGGTTTCCCAATCTAGCCGTGATGGGGGTGGTATGTCGATGGCGGTTGCATCCATCATCAAGAAGTACAAGCGTACTCTAGTCAACTTCCAAGAAGATTTCCTTGTGCCTTTCATCAAAAAGGCGGCTTTCAGGTTCATGCAGTTTGATCCAGAGCGTTATCCCTCTGTAGATATGAATTTCATCCCCACTGCTACCCTTGGAATCATTGCTAGAGAGTACGAACAACAGCAATTCATTGGTTTGTTGCAGACTCTTGGCCCAAATACACCTGTTTTGCCTGTGATTCTCAAAGGAATCATTGCTAATTCAAGTTTGAGCAACAGATTTGAGATGATGGCGGCTTTGGATGAGATGAGCAAGCCTAATCCTGAAGCCCAACAGATGCAACAGATGCAACAACAGTTGGCAATGCAGACTGCACAGGCTAATATTGCAGTGCAAACTAGCCAAGCAGAGCAAAACAAGGCAGAAGCTATCAAATTGTCTGTTGAGGCGCAGTTATTGCCACAAGAAGTACAGGCAAAGAACATGGCAGCAATGACCAAGAACCTTCCCAATGAAGATGACCAAGCATCTAGAGAGTTTGACAAGCGGGTTCGTATTGCCGAGTTGATGCTCAAGGAAGCAGACATTAAAAACAAGTCTAAAATTGTTGAATTGCAGATGGCAAACAAACAAGAGAATTTACGTTCAGTTGAGAACGACTTTCTAGACCAATTGTCTGGAGCATTGAAATGAGTTTATTGCCAAATCTTGACCAGATGACAGATAACGAAAAGTTAGCTGTTCTTGAGTCTATTCAGAAGTCTATTGCTCAAAGCAAAGAAATACAAAAGAAGAAGATTGGCGAGAATGTTGACTTGGTTGTGCAAGCACTCAAGAAGATTGAGTCTGACATTCGTGACCGCTTTGATTCAGTTGGTAACTCTATTGAAAAACGAGTTTTGTCGATCAAAGACGGGCGTGATGGGGCTGATGGTAAAGATGGTCGTGATGGTAAAGATGGTAAGTCAGGCAAAGATGGTTTAAAAGGTGATAAGGGTGACGCTGGTCTAGATGGGACTAACGGAATAGATGGAGTTGATGGAGTATCAGTAGTTAATGCCAACATTGACTTTGATGGTTCTTTAGTCATTACTTTGTCTAATGGTCGAGAAATAAATGTTGGTGAAGTTGTCTCTCAGGATGTTGTTGAGAAACTAAAAATTATTACCAGCGGTGGCGCAGGTGGTGGCGGTGGTAGTGGTACTGTTTCAAGCGTAGCCGTTTCTGGTGGCACAACTGGTCTGACTGTAACTGGCAGTCCTATTACCACATCAGGAACGATCACACTAGCAGGTACATTGGCGGTTGCAAATGGTGGAACTGGTACTACTACGCCTAGCATTGTTGCGGGTTCAAATGTCACAGTAACTGGTACTTGGCCTAATCAAACGATAGCTTCTACTGCTGGTGGCAGTGGCACAGTGACCAGTGTAGCGGCAACAGTTCCTACATTCTTATCGGTTTCGGGTTCACCAATTACAACCAGTGGCACGTTGGCAATTACTTTGTCAGGTACTGCATTACCTGTTCTTAATGGTGGTACGGGCATTACATCATTTGGAACTGGTGTAGCTACGTTTTTAGGTACACCATCAAGTGCCAACCTTGCTGCCGCTGTAACAGATGAAACTGGCACTGGTTCTTTGGTGTTTGCTACAAGTCCTACATTTGTTACGCCTATCTTGGGTACTCCAACAAGTGCAACATTAACTAACGCAACGGGTCTTCCAATTTCTACTGGTGTGTCAGGGCTTGGTACAGGTGTAGCAACTGCTTTAGCTGTAAACGTAGGAACTGCTGGCGCTCCTGTTGTAAATGGTGGTGCATTGGGTACACCCTCTGGTGGTACAGCAACTAACTTAACTGGCTTGCCACTGTCTACTGGTGTTACAGGAAATCTTCCTGTTACAAATCTTAATTCAGGAACTTCTGCATCTGCTTCTACTTTTTGGCGTGGTGATGGTGCTTGGGCTACTCCCGCTGGTGGCATCAGCTACACCACCACTAAAACAGCTAATTACACAGCCGTTGCTAATGATGGTGTACTAACAAATACAACTGCTGGCGCATTTACTGTTACTTTGCCAGCATCTCCAGCAAACGGCGCTCAAGTAATTGTTGCTGATGCTGCTGGTACTTGGGGAACAAACAATTTGACTGTTGGCAGAAACGGAAACAACATTGCTGATTTGGCGCAGGATTTGGTTTGCGACATTAGCGGAACGTCTGTTCAGTTTGTTTACAACAGTTCGGGTACAGCTTCATGGGAAGTGTATGCACAGGTTGGGGGTAACGGCGGTACAGCAGTCACCTTGGATGGTGTTCAGACGCTGACTAACAAGACTATCAACGCAGCAAACAATACCATCATAGGTATAAGTTCATCAGTAGTCCGTTCTGCAAGAACATCAAACACAATTCTTGGTACTGCTGATGCAGGCACATTAATTGACATTACCAGCGGAACATTCTCACAGACATTTACTGCAGCAGCAACGCTTGGTAGTGGCTGGTTTGTTTATCTTCGCAACAGCGGAACAGGCGATATAACCCTCGACCCTAATGCCTCTGAACTAATTGATGGTCTGACTAGCTACATTATGTATGGTGGAGAAACTCGGCTTGTGCAATGCACTGGTACTGCTTTTACTTCTGTAGTGCTGTCGCCGTTTAGCAGGACGTTTACTGCTTCTGGAACATTTACTAAGCCTGCTGGTTACGCATTTTTTGGTTCGCTGGTGTGGAGTGGTGGGGCTAGTGGTGGAAAAGAGTCTGGCTCTGCACAGAGGGGTGGTGGTGGCGGTGGCTGTTTCCCATTTACTCTGTTGGCATCGACATTTGGAACTACTGAAACCATAACAATAGGCGCAGGCGGAACATCAGTAACAGCAAATAGCACGGACGGCAATACTGGTGGAGATACTTCAATTGGAACGCTTGCAAAAGTTTGGGGTGGAGCAACAACTGGGGGAGGTCATGTAGCATTTACAGGAGTCGGACAGGGCGGCTTGTTAACAGTTGCTGGAGTTGCAATTGGAATAGGCTTTGAGGCAGCAATTGCGAATACGTCAGTCGTTGTCAATACAATATATGGCGGAGCAACAGGGCCAAATAATGGCTCTGCTACAGCAGGGTCTTCTTTGTACGGAGGTGCTGCTGGTGGTGGGCATGATAACACTACGGCAAGATCAGGTGGAACCAGCAACTACGGCGGTAATGGCGGCGCTGCAAGTGTTACTGGCAATGGAACAGCGGGTTCTGCGCCTGCGGGCGGCGGCGGTGCTTGCAAGAATACTACTGGAAATTCAGGCGCTGGCGGTCGTGGTGAAGTAAGAATTTGGGGGATTGTATGAACGCACATCAACTAGACGCTAACGGTGTCATCGTAAACACCATCGTAGTAGAGTCACTTGACTTTATGCCAAACCTTATTGAAGCTACAGAAGGCGGCATAGGCTGGACTTACGCTAATGGTGTGTTTACTCCTCCACCTAAACCAGAAGTTGTTGCGCAACTTGCACCAACCAAAGAAGAACTTATGGCAGAACTTGCTACCTTGACAGCCAAAATTAACGCACTGGGATAACTCATGGCAACCCTATCATCAATCATTACCCCAACAAACATTGTTACTGCAGCAAGCACAACTACGCTGACCAACAAGACGCTAACATCGCCAACATTAACAGCGCCTGTTCTCGGTACTCCAGCAAGTGGTGTTGCAACAAACTTGACGGGCTTGCCACTGACTACTGGAGTCACTGGAAATCTTCCTGTTACAAATCTTAATTCAGGAACTTCTGCATCTGCTTCTACTTTTTGGCGAGGCGATGCATCATGGGCCGCTATTTCTGCTGGTTTTACTCTTGGAACTCCAGTAGCCCTTACTTCACAAACATCAGTTACTTTTACTGGAATTCCGTCTGGAACAAAACAAATAATAGTAACTTTCAAAAGCATATCCACAAATGGAACTGACAGAAAAGTGGTACGCATAGGCCCAAGTGCAGGCGTAGAAACAACAGGATATGAATGTCAACAATTTACATTTATATCAACTACGATTGGTAAAGTTTATAGCACTGCTGGCTTCCTATTTGGTGGGAATTTGTTAGCAGATGTAACTAGTGGCTCTATAACTTGTACATTGGAAAATAGCACAACAAATTCATGGGTCATAACTGGTGGACAAATGGATACTCTTACTACAACTACGCCATATTTTGTTGCTGGTCAAAAATCATTAGCTGGCGCATTATCCTGTCTTAGCATTACTACGCTTAGTGCAACAGATCAGTTTGATGCTGGTGAAGTCAACATTGCTTACATTTAAAAGGATAAATCATGCAACGAACCGAAATGAATGTATCCACTGGCGAAATTGTTCAGATTCCGTACACAACTGAAGAGCAAGCCGAATACGACATCAAAAAGGCGGCATGGGCTGCTGGCGCAGACACCCGCAAAGCAGTTGAAGTTAGATCAGAGCGCAACGCTAAATTAGCCGCAACTGATTGGACTCAAGTGGCTGATACCACTGCTGACAAAACTGCATGGGCTACATATCGTCAGGCATTACGCAATGTGCCAACACAAGCTGGTTTCCCTTGGACAATTGAGTGGCCTGAAGCACCATGACCCCAGAACTTGACAAATATTACTCTGAGCGGTTCTCTATGATGTCAACAGAGGGTTGGAAGGATTTGTCCGTAGATATTGACATTATGATAGAGTCGTTGAATAATCTAAGCGTTATTCCTGATGGAAATGCCTTAATGTTTAAAAAAGGTGAACTTTCTATCTTGACTTGGCTGAAAACCTTGAAAGAGGTCAGTGAACGAGCATTTGAGGAATTAAATGAAAAGAATGTTTGATTTTGCCTGTGCAAACGGGCATAAAACCGAAAGACTTGTCAATTATGAGTTGATGAGTTTTAGGTGTGAATGCGGAGAAACAGCCAACCGCATTTTGTCTGCTCCTAACTTCAAGTTAGAAGGGTGGTCTGGTTCTTTCCCATCAGAGCATGGGAAGTTCGAGAAGAAACACCTAGATCAACTGAAGTGGGAGCAAAAGCACAACTCATAAGCAGAAATGCCGAGTTGAATGTCCTAGAACCGATGAACGGCAGGAAAAGGAAGAAATATGTTGATTGACAATGAAGATGAGCCGCTAAGTGAGTTAGATGCAGTCGAGCAAAAGAAGCAACTACCTGAGACTGAACCCTTATCCGAGATGCCTGATAAATACAGGAACAAATCTTTGGAAGAAGTGGTCAAAATGCACCAAGAAGTTGAAAAACTTATGGGGCGACAGGCGCAGGAAGTTGGAGAAGTGCGTAAGCTGGCAGATGAACTTATCAAGCAAAACCTCGCCTCTAAGCAACAACCTATTGAAAAAGAGCCAGAAGTAGATTTTTTCGAGAATCCACAAGAGGCAGTTCGTAGAACAGTTGATAACCATCCTGATGTACTTGCGGCTCGCCAAGCGGGTCAAGAGTTCAAAAAGATGCAGATTCAGCAAAAGTTGGCGCAAGAGCATCCTGATTTTGGTCAGATTGCTCAAGATACAGACTTTGTGAATTGGGTGAAATCTTCACCTATTCGCCTTGGTTTGTATGCAAAAGCTGATGGTGAGTTTGATTACGACAGTG